GAGGTTTTGACGGTTCCCGATGACTTGGGCTACCGCATCTTGAGCCAATACCGCGGCGTTTTTGAACTCGTTTCTGAAGACAAAGTCGTAAAAGACGTCTTAAAAAAATAAGGGGACACACCCGTGGCGCTTAATGCAAACGCCCTCACAACGGTGGCGGTCGCCAAAGAGCACTTAGGTATTCAAGCCTCCGATGCGAGCCAAGATGGTCGCCTCGAGTTGTTTATCAACGTGTCCAGCGACCGCATTGCCAACTACTGCAATCGTCAGCTTGTCGCCACCGACCTAGTCGACTTCGTTCACGGCGGCATGTCGAACATGCTGATGCTGAGCCAATGGCCCATCAACTCGGTGGCTCAAGTGGCCATCGATAGCAACGGACAGTTCGCGTCCGACACGGTGATCTTGCCGACCGACTACCGCGTCATCAATGAGGGGACACTGCTATATAAGTCAATATTTCCATATGGTTACGGGAACGTCAAGGTGGCCTACAATGCCGGCTATGTGCAGATCCCAGCCGACCTTCAGATGGCCTGTCTTCTTTTTGTTGAGTGGCTCTACCGTTTTAGAAATACCGGCAGCATCGGCCGCTCGTCGATCTCCAAAGGAGATGAATCGACGACCATCTTGCAAGACATTCCGCCCATTATTAAATCCTTGGTGGATCCATTTAGACGCACCGAGTTCACCGTCCCCGATCGCCCGGCAAGGAACGTCTAATGGCAACGAGGCCCATCACAGCCGACGTGCAACGCATCCTAGACCGTCTTCAGGGGATGTGGAAGGCGTGGAAGCCTGAGAGCCCAGAGTTCAAACGGGCCTTTTATTTGATCGGCGAGCGTCTTAAAACGCAGGCTAAGTTGACGGCCAGAAGTCTACGGATTGTCAACACCAGTCGCCTGACCAATAGCATCTCTTACATGCCGGCAGAGCAAGGAATTCTTTTCGGTGTGTTCGGCGTGGGCTATGCCAAGTGGCACGAGTACGGGTCTGAGTGGACCGAAAAAAACAGGCGTGCCATGTTTTACTACATGAGAAAAACCGGACAAAAGCCGCAACCGTCGAAGGGCGTCGTGCGCGGTGGTCGTTTGATGCCAAGGCCGTTTATAAACCCAGCGGTAAAAAATAACCGTGAATTTATTATCGACCAGATCCGTTTGCTGGGGACTAAAAAACCATGATCAGTAAAAAACGAGCCATCTGTGAAGCCATCCTCGAAAAGCTCGACGGCGTCGTGGCCATCAAAACGAAGTCGTTTGACCGCGTGCGGTTATACTCTTCTGACTTTCAAGATCACGAGCTGCCGGCCATCCAGATCATCGACATCGACGAGACCATCCAGCACGAAATGTCTCGGGCTAAAAAGGCTTGGCGACTGGGACTTGAAATCATCATGAAGCCTAACGAGTTTGGCGATGTCTCCCAGAAAGATCTCTGGGACATGCAGTACACGGTGGAGAGGACTCTATTTGCTGACCCGAACCTATCCATCCCGGGCGTCATCCACCTGCAATATCTCTCGGCCACGACGGACCTGCACCTGCTTGAGCCCTACTACTATTGCCGGCTAGAGCTTTTGTGCCAATACTATGAGCCGTTGGTCCGGGATATCTAAAACGTGCGGTGTCAAAGTTCGCGGTTTTGCGGACTGGTTCGATAAACTAGCGGGTGTCAGGACGACGACCCCATCAAACGCCAGGAGGCCCTAGAATGTCAAAGAATTACGCGGCGCTGTATGCGTCCTCAAATGATTCCTACGCCATCGAGCAAGCGGTTTATGTCAAACAAGAAGCCGAACGCGGAAAACTAATTGCACCGCAAGCTACGGACTTTCTCTATACGCTGTCAGGCGGTGGTTTGTCCCACAGCCAACCGTTTGATCTTTCCCCGCACAGATCCGGACGCCACGCCAATAACGTGATCATTAAGAAAAAAGAATGTTCGTGGTCTTTGTCGACATACTTCAACATCGACGAGGCTCTACCAAGCCCCGCCGCCGCAGAAATCGACCAACCGGTTCGACTTCTCTACAAATCCCTTCTCGGTAAAGAGGACGCTGCAACTGGTCTCGTCTACGACTCAAGCCTCGCCCCAGACGTTACGTTTTCCATGTTTGAAGTCGGCGACAAGTGGGCCAAACAAGGTCGCGGCTGCTTTGTCGAATCCAACGCCATGAGCTTCCCGGGTGACGGCGAGGCTAAGTGCGAGTGGGCTGGCAACGCCGCAGAGGCCATCTTGGTGGGTCTAGGCAAATCAACCGCCGACGCAGTCGGTAAATCAATCACGCTACAAACCGGCGAAGGAAAAAACTTCCCCGTGGGCGCACTCGTCATGATCGTTAAAGACGACGGCGTGACCAGATCCAGTGACACTCCGGCTGGATCTGCTAGGGTTGTGACCGCCGTTGCCGGGGACGTGGTGACATTGTCAGGAGCTGACTTAGCCGACGCCGATGGTGCCAGTGACCCTATTTATCTGTGCTACTACGAGCCAGCCACCAAGGCCGGAATCGATAACCCCGTAACCGGTCTTAAAGGGTCTATTTCGATCCCAAGCCTCGGCGGTTCCCAGGCGTTTCGTATGGCCAAGATCGACGTCAAAAACAGTCACGAGCTTTATAACTACGGCTTTGGAACCGACTCTTTGTCTGGTCCTTTGTTTACACCGGGCTCTCGCGTCACGGTTGACGTGTCGGTTGAAATGAACCTCAGCGGCAACACGCTAAAGTTCCTCAACGCCGTTCAGCAATTTGAAGCGCAAGCCTGTACGATCGTTTTAGGCGACGCAGCAAAACGTCACCTCGAGGTGGTTGTTCCGAAAATCTTGTTCAAAGTCCCGGCCGTGTCGGTTCCTGATACGGGATCAATTCCTGTGACGTTTGAAGGCATGGCCCTACAAACTGCTCTTGACGCTGCGGATGAGCTGCAAGTAAAGTTTATCTAAGACAAGGACCCCCCAAGTCTTAACCACTAAGCCCTGGCCCTTGCTGGGGCTTACTGTTTTCTAGGAAGGAAATCAGCTATGGCATTACAACTACCATCCCTCAGTGAAACCATTGACGTGATCGCCAAGATCGACTCGGCGATTGCAACGACACCGGACGACCTTTACGAACAGTATTTGGCGACGGGCGATGAAACCTTGTTGACCCTGACGCAAGGAGAAGAGCCGACACGGTTTGTCATGCGCAAAGTGTTGCCCTATAACCTGTCACAAAAGGTTCAATCCGAGATGGTGAAGATGTCAGGCGGCGGCGAAGTAAACGTCTCTTTGACTTTCATGGCGGAAGAGGTTCGCTGCTCCTTGATTGACATTAAAAACCCGGCAACATTGTCACAGGAAAAGCACATCCGGTTTACCAAAGACGGTGACGGCGGGGCCAGCAAAGAGCTCATGGCTCAGCTTGTAGGCTGCGGCGTAGCGATGAACCTTTTTTCGGCTAGAAAAGCTCGGGAATCTGCAAAAAAAAATCCTTAACGGAAAAAATACTGGCGCTCCTTGAGCTGTCGACGGCTGATCACGGCAAGCTAAAGCGCGATGGGCGGTCCTTTAACTGCGCCACATGCCCTGAGAAGATCCAAAAGCTGAGGCGGTGCGGTGAGGAACGCGAGGATTTTACGGAGGCCGACGGGTCCATTTGGCCCATGGTCGTCGAACCGGGTGGAACGACGTTTGGTTTTTGCCCGGCTAAAGCGTCATGGGACCCGGAAGCTATGGGTTTGTTCCGTATTTTGGTGCTTTCTTCTGAAACCGGTACCATGTACGAGACGGGAGGACTGGCGAGTCAACCGGAATGGTTTATAGACATAGCTTCGTGGTTTATTCCGCTTTATAAGCAGCGCAAGCTGGCCACCATAGCTCGAGCGTTCCTTGGAGACGCAACAAAAACCGGAGGCCGTTGATGGCAGTATCAAAAGATGACCTCTTAATAAAGATCGACGCCAACACGGCCGAAGCCGTTAAATCAATAAAAACATTGGAAGACGTTTTTGGTGGTCTTGGCTTGCAGATCATCAAAGCCAATTCGGCCGTACAGCTTGCCATCACGGGGTTCGAGGCTTTTAAAACGGTCGTCAACAAGGTGACAGAACCCGTGCGGGACGCCATCGCCATGTCGGTTGAATACAACTCGACACTGGGCAAACTTAGAAACACCTTAAAGCTGACCGGAGAATTTTCTGAAGCCTCGGTCAAACGGTTTGAAGACTTCTCCCATCAAATGGAAATGACCACGACGATGACGCAGGAGCAAGCCTACACGATGCTGGCTCTCGCTAAAGCCACCGGTGTGGGTGATGACGCTGCGATGCAGATGGTGCAAACGGCTAAAAACCTGTCGGCCGTAACGGGTAACGACGTCAACGAATCATTTAGAGCTCTTCTGTCATCTCTCAAGGGAAGTTCTCGTGAGCTAATTATTTTAGACCCATCTCTTAAAAACTTGAGTGCTTCGGCGTTTATGTCTGGGGCTGCCATTGAGCAGCTGTCAAAAAAATATGACGGCTTTGCAGCCAGTGGAGCAAAGTCTTATCGCGGCGTCACGGAGCAGGCCAAAAACTTTAGAGAAGAAATACAAAGAAACATCGGCGACGTTTTGGCCGTAGCGTTTGACATGAAGGGCACAGCCGAGTTCAAGCGCGAGATGTATCTTAACGTCCTTCAAACCATCGAAGACATCAAACCAGCTCTCTTGGAATTTGCCGAAGGCATTCGGTCCATCAAACGGGTTTTGGTGGACGAGGTGGGTGGGGCCCTTAAAGCTTTTGGGTCGTCCGTGGCAGGCGTTTATAGGGCGTTAAGCGTCATTGATTTTAAAGTCGTTGCGGCCGCTGCCGGTGCCGCGGCTATCGGTGTTTTAACTTTGGTTTCGGTCTTTAAACCGGTCCTCATCGAAGCAGCCGTGGCCCCATTTATTAAGCTTGTAGCCACGCTAATTTCACTGTCATCAGCCGCACTGGCCGCTGCGGCCCCATTTGCATTGGTGGCTTTAAAAGTGGCTTTATTCTCTGCCGCCATTTTGGGCGTGGCCGCTGCAATTGATTTCCTTTATGAAAACGGTCTCAAGATATTTGTAGGATCCCTGGAATGGCTTGCTGCTAAGTTAACTTTGGTCATGGGCAAATTTCTTCAATTCATTGGAATGCTTCGCGAAGGCGGAAAACTTATCGGGAAGTCCTGGCAGCTTGAAGACAAATCATCTGAAAAATTTGGTGATATCAAGATGGGCGCCGGCATGGAAGCAACCATCAAAAAAATCAACGAAATGAAGGACGCCTACAAAGGCGTCGGCACTACCGCAGACCTAGCCGCAACACAAGCCAAGAGCCTTCAGGGTGGTTTTAAAGACCGCAAAGTTGTCGACCCAACCGCCCTGGAAGCCTACCGTACAGCCATGCAAGATATCGTCAAAGAGACCGAGCGCCTTGGCATTGAGGCCCAGAAGAGCGGAATGACGCAACTTGAAATCATTGACCTCCAGCTTGCCGCTGCGGAGCGACAAATAGAAGCAGAAAAAGAAAAGATAATGCTGTCTAAGCAATATACGGACGAACAAAAAAGAAATCTCGTTGGTGCTTTAGACGACAAAAAAGCCGCCACAAGACAAAAAGCCGACTCTGACAGATCACAGGCGCCGGGACAGGAGTTTGAAGCGGCCGTTCTGGCCGGTAAGAGTTTAACAAAAGACATAACGAAAGCCTTTCAAACGGGAACGGCCGGAATGGTAACGGGATTCTTAGCCGCTGTCGACGCGGCTATTGGCATGGCTCAAGCCGTTGTGGATTTCATCCCGAGATTGTTAAATAACCTCGCAAATCTATTTAACTCTCTTACGGATTTGCCAAATAAAATCGTCTCGGGTCTGCAAAATTTATTTGACTCAATTTTAAACTACATCGCAAACGCGATTCCAAACCTGTTAAAAGCCATACCGACAATCCTGCGGATGATCATTAAATTTTTAATTGAAGGTCTGCCTCAAGCGTTCAACGCATTGTTTGAAGCTGTTCCGCAGCTTGTAATGGAGTTGATAGATTCTATACCGGTATTCGTTGAAGGTTTTGTTCAACATTTAATCCAAACGATGCCGATGATTGTAATCTCTTTTATAGAAAAAATAATCCCTCAAATTCCTCGGATAATAAACCAATTTTTTAAAATGCTTGTCATAGAATTGCCGAAAGCAATTATAAGGGGAATCATCAAAGGAATAAATGAACTAGGTAAAGCGATCTCCAACATGTTCAAGGGTGTTAAGATAATAGACACACAAGAGATAAACACGGCCATCGACAGTATAAAAAAACTGACAGGATCCTCGTCAGATGTGTTCTCCGTAAAAGATCTAGGCGGGTCGTTGAACGACGAAGCAACGAAAAAATCTAACGAGATTGCTGACTCCATTAAAGACGGCATGGGGTGGGCGATTGAAAAACTTGTTATGGCTTGGCGATGGATTTACGACAAGATAATCATGCCAATCGTCAACGCGTTCAAAGCGGTTTTTGGATGGTTAGCTGAAGGCTTAGACAAAGTCTTTAACGGCGCTAAAAAAATATTTGACGACATAGCAAAACTTTTACAACCTATTTTCGATGTTTTTGCCAAGGCATTTAAAGGCGCTGTTGAGATGCTTAAACCAATCGGAGATTTGTTTGAAAAAGCCGCGAAAAGCTTGAGCGACTTAATCAAGCCGATCACTGACCTTATCGACAGAATAACAAATTTTAAGGTGCCAGGTTTTGGCAGTGGTGGTGGTGACGGATGGCTTGCCGAAACATTCGGTTGGTCGAAAGGCGGACCAGTTTATGCCTCTACCGGCATGCTCATGAAGCCAATCGGTACCGATACAATCCCAGCCATGTTGTCTCCTGGGGAATTTGTAATGTCGGCCGGTGCGGTTAAAAAACTTGGACTTGACGCCATGCACAATATCAATGCGGGCAAGGCTCCGGCATCAGGTGCGGTTTACCATAACGAGTTTAAAATCAACATTGAAGCGCGTGGTGGCATCGACGAGTCGTTTGTAAGGAGCCGTCTTATGTCGGTCATTAAAGAAGAGCTCCGAAGGGCCTCGCTCGACGGTGAGCGACTCTTGTCGTCTGGGGGTGTTCGTTGAGTCTTATTTTAGATAATGGTTACCTAAAAGACGTTTATCTTAACCGCGAAAGCTACCTGGGAGCGGATGCAGCTTACGCAAAAAATATGCAAATCCTGAGGGTTATTAACGACGTTGAAGTCGGACAGCCGTTTCAGGTGCTTCGAAGCATTGCCGATGGCGTTGTCAGGTCTTTGCAGGTACTTCGAAAGATTGATTCGTCCAGGTCTTTTGTGTGGCAAGTCCGTAGGTTTATAAACGACTACGCAAAGTCAAAACTAATGCAGGTGTCTTTCTCCCCAATCAAGCCAAGGTCTTTAAAGCTCTCAGTTAAACGTGGTCGTATTCTCCACACCATCAACGCTAATCAATTCTATTTGGCCGGTAAATACATGGGTGAGGGATACCTCTCAAACGGCTTAATGGCTTGGGTTCCATTCCAGGTGAAATCAATTTTAACTAAAGGTAAAGCTTATAATTTTGAAATTGAGCGCGTTATCACAGATATTAAAAACACAAAAAAGATGCAGGTCAAGCGGCGCATTGATGCAATGCACGAGATCGGTTTTCAGGTTAACCGGATTCAGTTTAAAGCCATTCTTTATCAGGTTAATAGGATCATCTACAACACGAAGAGGCTTCGTGTGTTGCTTGATTTTTCATCCCGTGGAACAACCGGTAGCAACTGGACGGCGACCAGCACAGCGACCGGAGACTTTTCAGCTAATAATTTAAATACGGACATCGTCGAGCAGTGTTGGCGCTCAAATCCAGGTGGATCAAAGATCGTAGCGTTGTCCTGTGACACCCAGGTGTCCCAAGGTGTGTTTGTCGACACCATTGCCATTCTTGGTCACAACCTTACCAGGTCGGCCACGGTTGAAGTCCAAGCCTCTAATTCTCCGACGTTTGCCGTTTACCAAAGCTTTTTCTTAGAAGTCAACCGGACCGCCAACGTTTACTGGGTGGCTCCAAGTGCTCCGACCGTGTCTTATCGCTATTGGCGGTTTTCCATTAATGATCAGACAAACACCAATAACTTTCTTCAAATTGGATCTATTGTTTTTGGCAGCTCAATCTTGATGGTGGCCAACGACATCACAGAATCCGTTCGGCGCTCTACCAAGCACTTTTCTGATAAAGTTCAAACGGAAGGCTTTACCAACGTCGCCAACGACCGGGCCATCAAGTACGGACTTGGGGTCGAGTTTAGATCGATTGCCTATGACGGGACGGATTACACCAATCTACGACGCATTTTTGACACGGCTAGAACGTCGTTAAAATGCCTTTGGATCCCGACCCCAGAGTACCCTGAACGCTTTGCCGTTTTTGGAAAGCTGTCAGTCATTCCTGAGGAACAACACAACGCCCTCGGTCCAAAGGCCGACTACATTTCCTTCAATGTCGACGTGGACGAGTCGCTATGAGTGGACGGGACCGAAAAAAATACCTCACGGCAACGGAGTTGAATCAAGACCTTTTGGATTGGTGCCACGATAACCTCGAGACCAGAATCGAAATGATCTGTGACATCGAGGCCCCGGATGGCGAGACCATTCGAGTGTCTGATCGCAACAAATATGTGGGAGATAAATTTTACGAGGCGAGGGTAAGATTTCCAACCATTAAGCGCACGCTGGGTGAATGGCTCGACAATAAGCTGGAGTTCTCGACATTAAACATTGAAGTCTCCAACGTGGACGGTGTGTTTAATCGCTACCTGCCCGGTGGTGAGGATTACAACGGATTTATTAATCGGACCATCACTGTCAAGATTGGCTTGTCGGAGCAAACGTCAACCTATACGACGATCTTTTCTGGAAAGATCACGGACGTTGGTGGGGTTAAGCGGTCGACCAATGCCATCACGTTCGTGGCTCGAGACAATTTTTATGTCCTAGATAAAAAGTTCCCAAACGTTGCGTTTACAAGGACTGAGTTTCCGAACCTTGAAGACCGACTTGTCGGTAAGATGATCCCCATCATCTATGGGGACTACACGACCGCTTTGGATCCAGACCCGGCCGTCATCCCGGCTTATCCCGTCAATGGATCCGACCGGTTGGTAAACGGTGGGCAAGAGTACATTGGCTCGGCCACGACCACCACCCCGGTCACCGATGAGCAGCGCGTCCATGTTCAGTGTGTCATTAGCAATAATGAGTTGTCCTATCTCGACACCGGAAACGTTTGGCTTAATAGGGGTGACACATGGAGCAAGGTACCATCGTCTGAGGTCGTCGATGTTGGGTCAGGAAATAAAACGTTTAAAGTAAAACAAAACGGTCCCGCTTGGGTTGTTAAAGATGACGGAACAACGGAGAAGTTTTTGTTTTCGACCAGTGACACATTTTATGTGCGGTGCCGCGGTAAAAATCTTGGCGTTTATTCCGACAACATAGTCTCACAGGCAAAAGACATTCTTGTCTCATTTGGCGGGCTGAACGCAGCAAACGACTTTGACGCGACGTGGGACAGGTTTCGAGACAAGTCCTCACCGGCTAAGAGCGCCGTGAAGAACATAAAATCAAGGGCGTGGATAGAAAAGCAGCAAAGCGTCATCGAATACGCTTTGTCACTTCTCGAGCAGGTTCGTCTTGAGGCGTTTGTCAATCGCGCGCAAAAGTTCAGCATTTTTGCGATGCACTTTGAGGAATGGCCGACGTCTATTTATCCTAAGATATCGAATTGGGACGTGGTTCAAGGCACGTTTAAGCCGTCCATTTCGGACATAAATAACTTCAACCGGGCTCAGGGATTTTACGACTACCGTCCCAATCGAAATGAGCTTGGTTTTACGACTCCGGTCCATAAAAACCAGTCGAGCATCGACCAGCTTGGCGGCAAAGCCATTTCCAAAGAGGTGGACTTTCCCAACCTTTATGTCCAAGCAGACGTCAAAGCCCAGCTCATCGAGATTTTGAGGATGTCGTCGTCTCTCCATGAAGACGTAGAGGTTACGCTCACTTGGCGGTCAATGTTGCGGGAGCTTGGAGACTTTGCGAAAATGACGGTCAATATCGGCAGCACGGTCATGATCGACGTGCCCGTAATGATTCGCCAGATTAGCTACAATCCGGCCGGCATTACGATCCCGATGAAAGGTTGGCTCTTGGCATTACTGCCATATCCTGGTTACAATCCAGGGTATGCAGGCACCGTCGGTGGATACCAAGCGACGATACTTGAAGAATAAACGGGCGACAGGATGTTGCTTAAAAAACTCTAGGAAGGAGATCAGTCGATGGCCGTCAATTTAACCGTATCCAACACCACAGTCATAGGACCAGAGGCGTCGGACGCACTAGCTGGTGGGTCTACCGGCATCGATTTCGGTCAGGTTGCCAACGGCTCCTATACGCCGATCATCTCTCAAACGGCTAACACCGGCGCGATGGATATTTTCATCAGCCATGACGCTGCTATTGACCCGATAACGGGCGTTAAGTTTTACGCTGCCCAGTATACCGGTGCCTACGGCGGAGCCAATTCCGCGGGGTCTGACCTGACAAAGCTGCTTGATTACGGCGCAGCCGACACTGGGGCGACTAAAAACAATAGCGACGGCAACAGCCAGGGTCTTCACATCGATATGGACTGGCAGGTTTCTACAGCAAACCAGTTTGACTACACACGAGAAACAACCGGCCAGAAAAGAATCTTTGGCAAGCTTTATTCTGGTGGATCTGACGGCTCAGACAGCGCCAAGGCGTTCGTGCTACATCAAGATGCTTTGAGCTACTATGACGGGACTGCCGAAGTCGACGCGTCAGCGCCAGCGGCTGGAAAAATTGGCAAGGCTGCCGACGCCGTTTTGGGTAACCGTGGGCACATCAAAGCTCGCTTTTATCTCAACAGCGCCGCAACCGACGGCGGTTTTTTGCAGGCCGCGATGATCATTTCATACAGCTATACGGCCTGAAATATCAGTCGTTTATTGATTAATAAAAGTATGCTTTGTGTAAGGTTTTTATATGACAGACGGACATTATTTATTGCGTTGGCGTTTTGAATACGCCGACGGCAAGGCCACCAAATACGGAATGTGGTCCCACCCGGGTGCTTCGCCGGCCGACATGGCCGTCTATCAGACAAAACAGGGTCTTGCTTTGGCTATGATTGAAGGCCGCCACTCGGCGACCAAAGAAGACAAGATCCTTGCCGTTTGTCCCGGAGAAGACTTTTGCAATTTTCAATGGGTCGCCGAAGCTCACTTTAATCCGTTTGGTGGCGGTGTGACCCAGCAAAATGTCGTTGGAATGAAGCTTGTGAGCCGCTACGATGAAGTGACGGTTTTCGCCTCAGGACGCGTGACGCAGGATGCAAGAACGCTTGAGGACCAACAATTTAACTATGCAAGTTACTGACAGGAGTTGGTGAATCATGGGAAATAACAGATCAGGCATCGCACATCCAGCGCTCAACACGGCAGGCGGATCTGCCCTTTGGACGTCGATCGATAACATCTACCAGCTTTTATCCGACCAAGACCTCGGACGGTGGGTAGAGTTTTCGGCTCTTGCTAACTCCGCAAAAGTAACCGTCACCCACAACTTTGGCGTCTCGTTTGACGATCTTAAAGTCGTAGTCTACACCGGAACCTATCCAAACCTAACACAGGTGCAAACCTTTACGGTGGCAGCCACCGCAGGATCAGAAAAAACAAAGGTAGACGTCACGGCACCGGCCTCGGGCGGTCCATTTTCTGGTTATGTGTTGGTCATCCACGATGTCGCCTGTAAGCAGCGCGTGGTCACAACGGCGCAGCGCCTTGCAATTGCAAGCCCCTATGTGAGCATGCTCGTTTATGATTCTGACCTCAAAAGCTTGATGGTCTGGAACGGTACCACATGGACCCCAGCTGGCGGCGGCGCCACGCTTAAATCAACGATCACAGCTGCGGCCCACGGATTTTTGACAGCCGACATCGGCTCTCCGCTTTACTTAAATGGATCTGTTTACACGAAGGCCACAGCTAATGCTGCCAACACGTCCGAGCTTGTTGGAATGCTCGAGTCTATCATCGACGCCAATACGTTTTCTTTGGCGATGGCCGGTGAGGTATCAATCCATACAAGCATCAGCGGTGGGGCTTTAGTTCCAGGGGAATGTTATTTTTTAAGTCCGAATGATGCTGGTAAAATAACAAACACGGAGCCGTCCGTGGTGGGACACATTAGTAAGCCTCTTGGCGTTGCAAAATCAACCAGTGTGCTGCATTTTATAAACATGCGCGGATCTGTTGTCGGATCTTCAAACGCAAGAACTCAGATTGCTTTAAGCGGCGGATTATCCGGCGGACCATTCACAACGACGGTTCAAAATATTGCAGACTATGACGCGGGTGAATTGACTGGTTGGGTATCGATTACAGCCACGACGCCGCTTCGTTTCTATGTTGCCGCTCAGTTCAGCAAAAACGGCGCAGCAAATAACTATAATGTCAGTTATCAAGTCTCTGGTGACACTCCGCCAACAGGTTTTGTAGTAACAGCAACAGCGGGAGGTTTGCTGCAAATTACATTGCCAAGCGTCACTGGCTTTGCATCTGCAAGCATTAACTATGCTCTAAATGCTCCGGCTGTTGGTACAAGCTTCCCGCTATCTGTTCAGTCATCAAGTATTATTTGGTCTGAGCCGGTTGCTTTCAGGAATAAAATAATTAATGGCAACTTTGATATCTGGCAGAGGGGGACTTCTCAAACTTCCAACGGATATGGAAGCGATGACAGATGGACAAATGAAAATACTGGATCTACAAAAACAGCAAGTAGACAAGCATTTACTCTTGGTCAAACGGATGTACCTGCAAATCCGTCATATTTCAGTAGAACAGTTGCTACAAGTGTTGCAGGAGCAAATAATTACGTTTTTAAAAGTCAAAGAATT